CTGAACCTGTCCACTAAGAAAGGTAAACCTTGCAGTAGGGGTAATTGTGGCAGCACAAACCTGAGTAGTAGGCTTGGGCTGAGTAGGGCCATGAATAGGCCCAAAGTCAGCGGAATTAAGGGTTCCTGCAACAGCCATTTTATTTTCCTTTTCTCCTTAATTCCGGTTAGTAACCAGTAGGAACTGCCAACGCATCAATATAGGCACAGGCAGCAGGATTCGTTACGAATGTCTGCATACCACATACCATATAGAAGATTTCGGCAGTAGCCACACCACCCGAAGGACCACGGATTTCAAAGATTCGACGACCATCGGTAGTATAGAATCCGATAGGAAGAATCTCACCGCGACCCCACACTTCATCAACAATAAAGTCAATACGCTTTTTGTCCCAGTTAAAGGAATCACGCAGACTAGCACCAGCCATCTGCATACCATCACCGAAATACATGTTCAGTGATTCTTCCTTTGGCTGTTTGTGAATAATAGAAACAAGCTGTCCAATTTCCTCATAAGCCTGCTTCTGACAAGGGTGCAACCATGCTGTAGGCTTGAATGTATTATCAATACCTACACGGTTGCCAATCTTATTCATCGCCAATCGTGGCAACGGAAGTGTCAATGCAGCATTCAAACCATTAACACGGTTAGCTCTAATCTCTGGTGTGGCTGAACGAGAGAATCCCAACCATGTTCCAGTAGAAGCATTAGAATGATGATACGGCACACCATACAATGCCGGGAGAGCCGTAGGAGTTGCAATACCATTAGTAACTAGCTTATCGGTAGCGATAGCGCCAGCAATAGCTGGAGTTACATCGATACTCTTATTCTCAACATCCCACTTGGTAATAACACCACTACCACGCAGAACACCAAGAGCAGTATCGAACACCTGAACAGTCTGACCAAAACGCAGCAAACGTGCGCCAAAACCATCAGTTCCAAGTGTATAGGTATCCACACCACCAGCAGTAGTAACAACACTAAGAACACCGATTACACCATCACCAGCCTGCATCATCTGAGCATCAAGCTGTCGCCTCAACTCATCAAGAGCTGTAGCGGTGAGTCTCCTCACTCCATTAGTTACAGCTTTACGCTCATCATCAGTAGCCCATTCTGTTAGCTTGGTATATTCAATATTCTCGCTAACAAACACACTCGTAAGAACAGCCTTATCGAATGTCGGACCACCACCTCGTCCCAAATCTCCACCATCAGCATTAAAATACTGAAAGCTTCCACCGGGACGCAGTTCCAAAGGAACGCGCATCTGTCTGTTAGAGATTTTCTCTACGTCACGTTTCTTAATGTTAGCGTAGAACTTATCATCTCTTTCAAACAGAACTCGAATCTTTGGAATTACACGTTCCAATTCAAGTCCAGCTACCTGTGATTCAACAACAGCCATTTTATCCCTCGTTAATCTGCATTAAGAAAATCAATAGTCCTCATTCCCCTGGGGATATCCTTTGCATCTTTAATCTTGCCACTCTTATTTCCTTCTTGAGAACGTGGCCGTCCTGGTGAAATTGGACTCTTATTAGGAGTCTCATCTTCCTCGCCGCTACGCTTACCCAATCCCTTGAGAGCGTCGATTCTGGCCTTTTTAATGACTGTAGGCAACAGTGTCTTAGCACGGGATAGATAAGCGGATTTAATACGTTCTATAGAAATTCTACTAAAGTTTTCCTTAAAAGCAATTTCCCATAGTTTATCCTTAAGAGCTATAAATCGTGAATCTTTTGACAAAACAGATTCTAGCATCTCAATGGTTTCGCGGGAAGCGTTCTTACGAACATACTCTGACATAGATTTCTTGGGGTCAATATTCGCATCAATAGTATTCTTGAGAGTATTATTAATGCGAGTATTTAAATCATCTCTAGCAGATTCAAACTGCTGTCTAACAAACTGCTGTTCTCTATGTTCAAGTTCTTTATTCTTATTATCTTCACCAGGTTCATTAATCGACAAATTAGAAGGAGGTCTAAATTCACTAGTTCCAAATACAAACTGATTCAATAACTGTGCTGCGGACTGTAGAGCTTCATTTCCTGACTTTCTACTTTCGCGCACCATCGCTACAATAGTATGCTTAGTTACATTTCCAAGCACATGAAAATATGCCTGTTCATCTACTTTTGCAAGTGTGGGGAGATATTCATCTACAATCTTATGAAATCCTTTAGGATTCTGTTCCTTAACAGCCTTTAGTATTAATTCAGTATTACCATTCATTACATCAGCTTCCATTTTATCAAGAGTCTGCTTTGCTTCTACCGCAGCTCTAGCATCATCAATAGTTGGAAGTAATTCTGTAAACTGTTGCTCTCTATAATATGCTTTTTCAAGATATGGAAACTCTTTGAAAAGACTAGGATACTTTGCCAGAATATCTTTACGACGAACAGGAGTTACAAGTTCCAACTGTTCTTCAGATGGACCCTCTAATTCCTGTTCAAGTTCCAGAAGGTCATTATCTACTTTTTCTTCATCTTTAGAATCATCATCATCAGCTTTGCCGTCATCCACCACTTTTTCAAGTTTAGAAGATTTAGGCTTATCTTCCAATTCGATAGTTTCGGGTTCATCTTCTGCGCCCAAGAAATCAATAGTATCCTCGTGACTATCAGTTGACGGACTAATTGGAATATCTACAGTTGGACTATTGGACGGTAGAGACATTAGATTCCCCCATTATGGGTGCTTCTTGTAATTCATTAGGATTGGACTTTTCAGGTGGAGGAGCACCTTTCTCATCACCTGGAGCCTGTGGTTGTTGCATCATACTCATTTGCATCTGCATGTAATGTAATTTACCATGTAGAAGCACATTTCTATATCCCGCCTCATTTTCTGTCTTAGCCTGTTGACCAGCTAAACTAACTGCCCACTTACGGACAATTTCAAATTCTATTGCATGGTTCTCGAATATAGGGTCAATATCTACTGATGGCACTTCTGGATTCATAGGGTCCATCGGATTAGGTATTGGTTCAGAATTAAGCAAAAGTTTAATTTCATCATACTGATGATTTCTATCATCTTCACCCGGAACAAAGAAATCTGTAAGTCCAATAGCTTGACGAATTATAGGTAGATTTTCAGGTGAACCAATAATAGCAAGAATTTCAGGACTTGCAGCCTGTAGAAGCTGCATTATAATATCTTTTTGCTGCGACCAGGTTAGAGGCAAATTCTCATTAGCCTCCAGTTCTACTCTACCAATCTTTCCTTCTAGTTCTGCTTTACGAATAAATACATTGATAAAGTTTCCATCATCTGTAGTTTGAACATCCCTTTCGTCTTCTTTCACTTCTTGAATATAGGCCGGAATAACTTTGCCAAAGATTTCTTTCCACCAAATAGTAAAGACCTTCCATGTATTTTGGAGTCTCTGTAATGCTTGTGCACGAGACATCGAATACTGGGATGCAGTTTCACTTCCCGGTAATTGCCCACCAAACAATGAAGGTAAAGCACCCGATACAAGTTGCGCGAGTGACTGGATATTTCCTGCAAATGGCATAACTTCTGGTGAAAGATTTGCAGTTTTAATTTCATAAAATCCATCACTTAAAGTCTTACCACTCTTAGGCACAGCTTCATAAATACCGCCTGGAACTGACTCCATCTGACGATAAGCATTAAAATTAAGAACTGCGGGGTCAGCAAATGTTTGACCAATACCATGCTCAATAGTCTGTAGAGTTAGAGAAATTAGGTCATTCGTTATTTCTTGGATGCTGACCAATAACAACCCAAGAGGGTCGTGATGCAAATAATCACTAAGAGGGTTATAAGTGAGAGTCCAAGCATCATCAAGCCGCTCATTATAAGCGTCACCAAATTCATCGTTAACAAGAGTTACCTTCGCTCCATTAGGATATAACTTTTTAAGTTTTTTGACATCATCTTCATCTTGCAAAACATTAAATGCTGCTGGTCTAAGCCACGCATTACGAATAGTCACATTATTAGTGGGATATGCACCCTGATACTGTGGACTTAATCGTCCCCACTGTTCATAGGGGTCTTTTGGTCCTACGGAAGCTGCAATTTTCTGAGCTTCATTCTCACTAAATTTACCATGCAAATGTTCAAACTTTTCAATAGCATTTGCATAGTGAGTTTCATAACTGAGGATAAGATAAGGGCAATCTTCTTGTTTTCTAGCATAGATAGGAATTTTTACATATAATCCACCAAAACAATCTAGCATGATTCTAGTTTTGGGTTTATGTGTAGTTCCAACAATTCTAGTAACAAGAAAAGTTTCATTACTAATTGCAGGCTGAATTACTTTATTACAAGCCGGACACATTTCCGGTTCATAATCTTCTGGTTCTCGTTGAAGAACTGTAGTAAATTCATCTTCCTGCTGCTGTTCTTGTTCATTCTCACGAAGTTCACCAATTTCATGAGGAATCTGCTTATCTTCAATATTATATCCACATTCAGGACAATTAGTTATCTCATGCTGTTCACTAATTTCTTCTTTCTCATCCTCTGCATAAGTTCCAAAATATTCATCAGATTTTGGATAGGTATAGGCAGCAACCATACCTTCTGTGCAGAAAATGAATAGAGCATGAAGCCAGAGTAACTGAACATTATTATGTCTATAGACTAATTCAGCTATCTTATCTCCAGCCTTCGCGGTTGCGAGGTCAAGAGTATCATCTGCATTATCAGGATAACATTTAACTGGTGGAACTGTTACAGACAATGCAGCGATAATAGACTCTAAATAAGCACGAAATACATTGACTGGTTTATCGTAATAGGATTGCTGTGTATCATCAGTTTGAACTTCATCCCAAATACGCCAATCATGTGCAACTTCGCTATACCAAGCTTTCTGGAAACCCTCCCAAAATAACTTTAGCCTCCGCCAAGTCCTAATCTGGCGTTCCCTAATTTGACGGTCCTCTTTATCGAAGTGACTAACCACTTCTTTTAAGAGTCGTTGAACTTCCTCATCGATTTTTTTAGCCATTAGAAGCTGCCATAAGCTCCACGAAATCCACCACCACCCCTACCAAACATACCACCACTAGGGGGCATATTTGGAATATTAGCCCGTCCGGGGTCAGAATAAGGAGAAGTAGGCATCTGTCCACCAGTAAATCCACCCCTATCTAGCCATGGATTAGTATTAGGAATCGGACCCGCTATAGGTAGAGGCTGTGGAGGCATAATAGAAGGACC